ATTATCATTGGGGTCAACCCCAAGGACGCTATGGCCTACTTTATAGGCATGGCAGCAGGTGGCGGTCATGTCGTTGCCATCGAGGAGCATGACTCTGGGGATAGGTTTGATGTTTACATCGAGAACTCCGAAGGTACGCTCCATTGGAAAACTATTAATAAAATGCCTGTAATCGTTGAGTATGACTGCAAATTCTGATTTAAAACCCGTAAACGACTTCCTTGTAAGGCTTCCGAAGAAGTTCAAGGATACCTTCACCATGGCTGGTCAAGAGTTCTACCTTGAGAACAAGTTCCGTGAATTTGAGAACAGGTACTGCTACGGGGAGGTTGTTGGTATCCCAGAGAAGCACGATACACCAGTGAAGGTCGGTGATACGCTGTACTTTCATCACCATGTGGTTCTTGACAAGCGTGCAGAGATAGAGAAAGACATCTACCTTGTTCGCTATTCAGTACACGGTGGTCATGCCACACAGGCTTATGCGTACAAGCGTGACGGGGTTATCAGATTGTTTTCGGATTGGGTCTTCGTACATATCGAGAAGAAAAAAGAGGATAAAACGTCCTCTGGCATCATCTTGCTACCTGAAGCTGTTAAGAAAAACGTCGCCACGGTGGCCTATGACTCCGATACGCTTGAGCACTACGGCATCGCTAAGGGGGACACGGTTGTTTTCGCAAGGGATGCTGACTATGAGATGGAGTTGGACGGTGAGACGGTCTATCGTATGCGAATAGACGACATCCTTTATGTCGAAAAAGCGTAAATTCTCGACGGTAGAAGCAGCTGAAAGCCTCCTGTTGTCGATGGAACACGCCATTCACAACATGATTGAAGAGGTTCGCAAGCCTGTTTCACCCGATTTGACTGGTGCGGCAAGGAAAGCCGAGCTGTCATCCATCAAACAAACTGTTGTCGACGCTAGAGAACTGCTCCAAGAGAGGCAGAGGATTGAGGATATGATTATAGCACTGAAGGATAAGGGGGAAATCGAGGACAAGACGGACTATTCCAGCGGATTTGCTGAGCAATTTGCGAAATAATGGCTGGTTTAAAGAATATCAAGGGCTTCAAGTCAGAGGTCATCAATATCTGTCCCCAGGATACGAGCGGAGAGGTTATTGAGATAGCCGAACTCATCATCCAACTACCGAAACAGCCCGAAAAGAGCAAGATTCTCTTCAATGGGAAGCCCAAGGCTCAGCAGAAATGGGAGCGCATTCCGCCCCCCAAGGAGTTGCTAAAGATTCGTTCGATGGACGAGTGGAACGAGCAGCCCAAGGAGTTCAAGGACCGTTTCACCCCCTACATCGCTGAGGAGTTTAACAGGCGTAAGAACGGGGTTTGGTTCTACAACAACGGGGAACCCACCTACATCACTGGAGACCACTATATGCTGCTCCAATGGAGCCAAATGGACATCGGCTACGGTGGCTACCTAGACTTCCAAAGAAAGCTTTACCTCCATGCGGAGGCTTGTTTCGTAGACCCACGTTGCGTTGGCCAAGTTTACGTCAAGTGTCGTCGTAGCGGGTACACGAACATCAGCTCCTCCATCATCGTTAACAAGGGTACACTCGTTTCTGACAAGGTTCTTGGGATTATGTCCAAGACTGGTAAGGACGCTCAGGAGAATATCTTCATGAAGAAGGTCCTCCCGATGTACAGGAGCTACCCATTCTTCTTCAAGCCTATTCAGGACGGTACAACGAATCCAAGGGTTGAGCTTGCTTTTAGAGAGCCCGCCAAACGCATTACGAAGACCAACAAGACCACTACAAGGACGGAGGCACTAGATACAGTCATCAACTGGAAGAACACGACCTCGAACGCCTATGACGGTGAGAAGCTATATGTGCTCTACCTTGACGAGGCTGGCAAGTGGGAGAACCCGATGGACATCACGGAGGTGTGGCGAATCCATAGGACCTGTCTCATCGTGGGTAAGAAGGTCGTAGGAAAAGCGCTGGTTGGTAGCACCGTTAACCCCTTGGACAAGGGCGGTGCCAACTTTCGAAAGCTCTATGTTGACTCCGACCCAACAGATAGAAACGAGAACGGTCGCACGAAGAGCGGCCTCTACAGGATATTCGTCCCAGCCTACGAGGCCCTTGAGGGGTTCTTTGATGTTTACGGGATGCCAATTATTGAAAACCCAAAGTCCCCCGTGATGACCATGGATGGGGATATGGTGTCGATTGGGGCTAAGACCTACCTCTCAAACGAGCGCAAGGCTCTCAGCAAGGACGGCTACGAGCTAAACGAGGCTATACGCCAGTTCCCATGGACGGAGGATGAAGCCTTCAGGGAGTCAACAAAGTCCTCCCACTTCAATATCGGGAAGATTTACGAGCAGATTCAGTACAATAGGGAGCTCTACCCAGACCCGATTGTGCGTGGTAACTTCGTTTGGAAGGACGGGATACCCGATACGGAGGTCCTTTGGTCCCCAGATGCTAACGGCAAATGGAGGGTTTCTTGGCTACCGCCAGCGCACCTGAGGAACCTGAAGTCTATCAGGAATGGCAAGTTCTACCCTATGAACGAGCAGATGGGATGCGGGGGAGTCGACTCCTACGATATTGACAATACGATGGATGGTAGGGGCTCTAAGGGCTCCTGTCACCTATTCAACAAATTCAACATTGAGCACCCATCCAATGTTTTTGTTGCCGAATACGCAGAGAGGCCACCTCTTGCGAGGATTTTCTATGAGGACGTTCTCCAGGCTTCCGTATTCTTCGGATACCCACTTCTCATTGAAAACAATAAATATGGGATTTTCAGATACTTCGAGGCACGAGGATATGACGGGTTCATCCTTGACCGACCAGAACATCTCAGGGCTCCACATAGCAATGCAAATATAAAAACTAAGGGTATCCCCTCTAATAGTCAAGATGTTATCCAGGCGCACGCTCAGTCCATAGAATCGTACATCCACGAGCACGTCGGCATCCACGACGAGACTGGGGAGTACGGGAGGATGTATTTCGAGCGCACGCTGGAGGACTGGATTAACTTTAAGGTGGATGACCGTACCAAGTTCGACTTAACCATCTCTTCGGGACTTGCCCTTTTGGCAGCTCAGAAGTACAAACAACCCATCAAAAAGGCCGATTTGTCAGATAAAGTCTTCTTTAGAAAGCACAAACCTATAATTCGCTGATTATCAGCGTTTTCTAGTATATTTGTAGCCAAACTGACCGAGCGAAACGCATGGCAAAAGACTTTAATTTCCCATACGGGAATTTCCCAAACCCATTAGTTCCAAGGGAAGCCAAGGAACAAAAGGCTTACGGGCTAAAATACGCAAAAGCTATTGAATCCCAGTGGGGAAGGACGGAAGACCCACAGAGCGTTTTCGCAAGGCGCTTCGGGGAGTTTGAGCGGAATAGGGACTACGCCAACGGTACGCAAGACGTATCCATCTATAAGCAGATTCTCACATCGCTGGACCCCAACAACGGGGATGGTTCCTTGCTGAACCTAGACTGGTCTCCAGTCCCCATCGTACCGAAGTTCGTCCGTATCGTCGTTAACAAGATTCTTTCACGCAAGCCTTACCCGAATGTGGAGGCCGTTGACCCTCTATCCATCTCAGAGAAGGAGGATAAGAAGGCGAAGGTTCGCTTCGAGATTAATAACAAGGAAACGATTGCCATGGCTAACGAGCTTGGCATCAATACAGGGGTTAACGTAGAAAAACTACCAGAGACCCCAGAGGAGGCTGAGATTTTCCTTGAGAGCAACGTGAAGACCAATGCGGAGATTGCATCGCAGATTGCAGCTAATCTAACACTTGAGTGGAACGATTTCAACGATGGGGTGCTCAGGCGCTGCGTCAACGACCTCGTTGCGCTCGGTATGGCTGTAACGAAGCGTGACAACGACCCAAACTATGGTATTGCTACGAACTACGTTGACCCATCTTATTTTGTTCACTCCTACACGGAGGACCCGAACATGGCAGACCTCTCTTACGCTGGGCACATCAAGCGCATCAGCATTCAGGAGTTAAAGCGTTTGGCTGGGGACCAACTGACGGAGGAGGATTACGAAAAGGTAGCCAGGGACGTTCAGTACAAGTATGCAAACAACCCTGGGCGTATGAGCATGAGCAACTACGACAGGTACAGCCAGCGAACTGTTTACGGGTACGATGAGTATATCGTTGAGGTTCTTGACTTTGAGTTCTTGTCCGTTGACGATATCTATTACGAAGGGAAAGAGTCTCGCTTTGGAAATGTAGGGTTCTACTACAAGGGCAATGTATACACGCCTCCTCGTGACAGCGTATACGACAGGAAGCCTTACAAGATGTCCTACACCACGGTTTACGGGGGTAGCTTTATTATTGGGACGAACTTGATTTACAATTACGGGATGAAGAAGAACATCCCTCGGAATGTCCATGACATCACCCGTGCCAGGCTGTCTTACAGCGCTGTAGCTGTTAACCTTCGCAGGTTGCAACCCAAGTCTATGGTTGGCTCGGTCATCGGATTTGCTGACCAGCTGCAGATTACGCACTTGAAGATTCAGCAAGCGATTGCGAAAGCCAAGCCAGACGGTTTGATTATCGACGTTGAGGGGTTGGAGAACGTGCAGCTTGGTCAGGGTGGGGATTTGCAGCCACTGCAGATTCAGGACATCTACGAGCAGACTGGTATCTTCTACTACCGCTCCAAGAATCCAGAGGGCGGTTTTCAGAATCCGCCTATCCGTTCGATTGAGAACCAGATTAGGAATATCAACGAACTTGTCAATCTATACAACCACTACCTACGCATGATTCGTGATGCCACTGGTATCAACGAAGTCGTCGATGGGTCTACACCGAAAGGCGATGCGTTGGTTGGAGTTCGTCAGCAAGCTATTGAAGCGTCTAACAACGCTGTCTATGACATCACACACGGAACCTTGGTTCTGTACAAGAAGGTTTGCGAGGACGTTATTCGCTGCTTGCAGATTATGCCAACGGATTCCGTTATTTACAAGGTTTACGAGAACGCTATCGGTAAGTCCAATATGCAGGTGCTCTCGTCTTTCGCTGACCTACCGATGTATAACTTCGGTGTTCATGTGGTAACGGAGATGTCCGATGTCGACAGGGCTTACCTAGAGGGAAACATTCAGGCTTCCTTGTCTCAGCGTGAAATCGACCTTGAGGACGTTATCGCAATCCGCAAACTGAAGGATGTGGACCAGGCGGAGCGTTTGCTCCTCGTTCGTAGGAAGAAGCGCATCAAGCGCAACCAGGAGATTGCGGCTCAGAATAGCCAGATGCAAGCCCAAGCGAATCAGCAGACGGCTATGGTGACATCACAGGCCAAGATTCAAGAGCTTCAAGCGGAGGCTCAGCTTGTAGCACAGAAGATTCAGCTAGAGACCCAATCAAAGTCCCAGCTGTTGCAACAGGAGTATATGTTGAAGATGGAGCTTGCGAAGGTCGAGGCGGAGATGAGGGGAATGATTGACCAAGGCGATAAGGCTTTCCGTCAACAGCTCGAACAGACCAAGGAGCAAGCCAAGGACGAGCGAATCCAGAAGCAAGCCGTTGAGCAATCTAAGCTCATCAGCCAGCGCAAGGGCGAGCGTGGAGAGATTAAGCCAGAGAGCGAAGAATTAATGGAGGCAATTTTGGGAGGACAACCACAAACGACAAACAATGAGCAAGCTTAACTTAGATTTATCGCAGCGACTTGATATTACCTGTAGGAAGGGTGATACATTTAAGATGCAGCTCCTTGTAAAGGACTCAAACAATGTGCCAGTTAATGTATCTGGCTCTATTTACAGCTATAAACTAGAAGTCAGAGAGACGGACACATCTCCGACTGCCATAATCCCATCAAGCGGTTTCACCTTCAACGGGGACGCAAGCGGGAATTTAACGATAGAAGCCTCTGCTACGACGATGAATGTTGACTCTGGTTTGTATGTCTACGACCTTCAGACAACGATTATCGCCAGCGGCTTTGTTCAAACTTGGTTCTATGGGTTGTTCAACATTCACGAAGACGTTTCTGTTACATAATGAGCTCTAACAAAATAATCGTAGTTAAAGAATCAGCTAACAGTTTGACTGTTGGGCTGCCTATCACTCAAGAGACGCTT